TGGAAAAATCCGCCACAATTTATGGTAAAAGCAAATCCATATACAGAGTTAGACATTATGTTTAAGCGTTTAAAGATGTGGGCCAGATTGGAGCAGTTGGACAGGTTATCTGGTATCGGAAGATTTGGGGTGTTGTTTATGGGCGTGGGAGCGGGTGGCGGCAAATTATCTGAACCAATCGAGCAGGGTACGATTCGCCAATCTGCACATTTATTGTATGTCAAGGCCTATTCAGAGCAAAATGTTTCGATTAATACCTATGAAGACAAAAATACCAGTGAAAGATATGGGCTTCCCGAGACGTATAAAATTAAAATGCAGGCAGGGAAAAGAGGGAGTTCTTATAAAACATATGTCGTGCATTGGACAAGGATTATACACGTAGCAGAAAATTGTGATGAGAGTGATGTATTTGGCACACCCAGATTAGAAGCTGTTATTAATAGGATGTACGATTTAGAAAAAATTGTTGGCGGGTCAGCAGAAGTGTTCTGGAAAAATGCCGTTCAGCGAGTCGCATTCGATGTTGATGCAGATGCAGAATTAACGATAGATGCAAAAGCTGACATGGCGGAACAGATAGAGGAACTGGAGCATAATCTTAGATCATATATCCGCACGCAGGGAGTAACGCCGCATACTTTTGGCGGTAAACATGGTAATCCAAAAAGCACATATGATATTGCTGTAGCGTTTATATCAGGGACAACTGGTATTCCTCGGCGACTATTGGAGGGCTCTGAACGGGGTGAGCTTGCGAGCTCTCAGGATATTAAAAATTACTCTTCTAAGATATCCGCACGCCAAACAAGGCACATTAATCCAAATATTTTTCGGCAGATGTTTGAGCGATTTGAATATTACGGAATAATTAAGAACCAAGAACAGATTGAAATACAATGGCCCAGTCTGTATGAAATGGATGAAAAGCTACAGGCAGAGATCGCAAAAGAGAGAGCCGAGGCTCTGAAATTTTTGTCGCCGCTACCAGTAGGTGACCTGATTACGGAGGAGGAGGCACGAGAACTGCTTGGTTTTGAGAGAAAGAGTTCTGGTGAATTTTGATAATTCTTATTGATAAATATGATCCGTCTGGTACTTTGCGTATGCGGAATAAATATTCTGCGGCATTTGATAAGCGGTTAAATGGGGTTCTGCGGAAAACGAGGCAGGCCATAAAAATCGATGATGCATTTCAGTTTAATAATCAATTTATTTGGAATGGCTTGCGATTCGATGTTGCATTTAACGGTACAACCACGGCTGAAATATTAGTAACATTTGATAACTGGTTTGAGGCATTACAAAACGTAGAATTGCTCGATGGTTTAAAGGCAACTGATCCATATATAAAGAATTGGACTGACATGTACATTGAATCAGTATATAGTTCTACTGCTGAAAGGGCGGGGCGTTTCATTGAGGCATCGGGGACGCCATTAAATTATGATAGTATAGATGATATAATTAAGCAGCCGCATTTTAGGGATTCGGTACAACATTTAAAAAAAATGAATTATGAAAATTTTAAAAACATCATAGAAGATGGAAATGAAAAAATTAGTCGTGTAGCGCGGCAAGTCATTTCTGATGCATACAGGGAGGGGTTATCACCGCGGCAAATTGGTGGTAAATTATTTGAGGCGATAAAAGACAGAATTGAACATCTCGAGCGGTGGCGTTGTGATATTTTGGCGGAAACAGAAATTGTTAGAGCGCATGCCGAGTCATCGTTGGATATGTTTGAATATTTCGGTATTGAAAATGTAACCGCTGTTGTAGAATTCACAACAGCAATGGATGAGCGAGTATGTGATGAATGTAGCTATCTTGAAGGTAGAATTTTTACTATACAGGAAGCTCGAGGCATTATTCCGGTACATCCTCGATGTCGGTGTTCTTGGTTGCCTGCGGAGCTTCCTGAAACAGTTGCAGTAAAGAGAAAATAAAAAAACCTTGACATTACTAATTTTTATTAACATGTTATAAACAGATAACCAAGGAGATTGTTTTGCAGACGTATAAATTAAGGTTAAACGCAAACAACCCCAAAAAGGGCACTTACCAACAGAAAGAATATTATATCATTCCTGCCGTCATTCAGACTCCTGGTGTACGAAATGATACATTATGGACGAAGGAGGAGCTTTCTAAAAATTATCTTAACTGGGCAAATACGCCCATTATATTAGATCATACATATGACAATAATGGTAATCCGACGACAGCGAGCGAACCCGGTATTCTGGATGATCTTATGCTTGGTGTTTTATTTAATCCGAGTTTTAACGAAAAAACCGGTGCCGTAGGTGGGGATTTTTGGCTCAGTGTTGATAGTGTAAATAGTGTGCCGTCCTTAAGGGAGCGGATTGACAATGGCGAACCGATAGATGTATCTGTAGGGTATTATCCTTATTTAATTGATCCGACCCCCGGCGTATATAATGGAGTTGAATACGCCGAAGTTGATTATGGGTTTATTCCAGATCATATTGCAATTTTGTTTGATACGCCGGGGGCTTGTTCTATAGCCGATGGTTGTGGATTACAAAATAATACAACAAAAACACAGCAATTAATTGAGTTCGCAAAGAGCCTAACAAATATAGGAGATTCAAAAATGATTCGTAATGCAAAAAAAGAGGATGAAAAAAAACGGTCTGAGCTAATAGCGACTATCCTAAAAACGAATGGCTTGTCTGATAAATTAGGGGGAAAAGATTTTAAAGACATGACCGTTCGCGGGCTTGAGCTTTTCGCATCATTTGCAGAAAAGCTTGAGGAGCAGGAAGAGAAAGTGAAAGATTATGCTGGCGAGCTGGCCACGCAAGATGAAAAAATAAAGAAATATGAAAAGGATGTTGTGGCCGACAAGGACAAGGACAAGGATGATTCTTTTACAAAGTTGTTCGGCGAGGATGTCAAGATGGAAGACATCGTGGCTGCGGTGAGGGCGTACAAAGATGCAAAAAAGGTTGAGGCTGAAAATTCATTAGCAATTAAGACAGAGCTTGCTAAGGAATATAAGGTAGATGCTGTTATTCTTGATGGTATGACCAATGCTGCTATGATGGCGATGAAAAAGACGCTTAAGGCAGAGGCTCAAAAGGGTACAACCTTTATCGGCTCGCCTCCACAGAGTTTTTCTGCCGAGAGGAAAGGCCCCGGTTATAAGCCGACATTTGGCGAGGAGTAAGTGGTTTAACAATCATTAATTAGTATGAGGTGTTAAAATGGCAACAAATGTTTATACGATTATAAAACGAGGTGATGGGATAAGAACTGAGGGGGAGGCGTCTGAGGCTATTGATCTTGGTTTGTTTGTAGAGCCGGATGGTTCCAGCAATTGGCAGAAACAGTCCAGTGCTGGTGCGAATGCTCAGAAAATCATTGCAGTTAAATCCTCGGATCCTGATGCAGTACCCAGCGCAACGCTTGGGGCATCTTCTGGACAGGTTGCAAGTGGTGATACTTTTACAATGGAGTATTGCCATTCAGGCATGAAAGTATATGCTTTTTTGGCCGATGGTGAGGACGTTGCAAAAGGTGATGCCCTTGAAATGGACGGTAATGGCCTTTTGCAAGAGCTGACAACTGTTGCGGATTCGGATTCGGATGCTGCGGCAATTACGTATGTAACTGAAACCACAGTAAACACGGTAGCTCATAATGCTTCTCCGGATGGTAACACAGTAAAAATCGGTCTTGATAATGTCGGCAATCCGGGGCTTATGTCAAATATGGCAACAGATGAAGAAGATAAGTTCCTGGCGTTTGGAGCTACGAAATCGCTACAGATTGCTCATGCCGTTGCAAATGATGATAACTTCAAGTATGCTGCTGATGCTACTATGGTACACACCGTGACACACGCTGCTTCTCCTGGTGGCAATGCTGTAAACGTAGGTATATTAGATGGCACACCGTTTTTGACCTCTAATTTGACGAATGAAACTGCAAATATGGTGATTGAATTTACCGACAGTACCCGGACATACGGACTGCCCATCATCTACGCTGCCATACCGGGTGGCACTGCGTTGCATTTCGATGAAGATGGTGCGGCCGGAACTCAGCTTTTGGCTGACCTGTCGGCAATAAACGGTGGAAATGATGCCTATGTACCGACAAGCGATCCCGATTTTTTCATCAAAATCACGCATGATGGTTCGGCATCATCACATGGTGTTGATTTGAAATTTGACGATGATAGCGATGATCGACTTGAGGCAGCTTTCGCAGTTGGTGAGGCTGATGTTGATTTGGCACTCGTTGAGAGAGTGGCCGTGTTAAATGATGACGGAGCGGTTGCCCTGTATTTTGATGAAGATGGCGACTCTGGAACTGGGCAGCTTCTGGCGAACTTGGCAACTCTTGGATCAGAAGATTTGTACTTGCCTGTGAGTGGGACACCGGATTCATATATCAAAATCACGCATGATGCGTCTGCTGATTCAAACGGTGCGGCTCTTTATTATGATGACGGTGTGGATGAACAACTTGAGGCAAATTTTGCATCCGGTGAAGCAGATGTTGATTTGGCAACCATACTGAGGACAATCACCGTCTCTGATACTGACACCACTACAAAATATTCGTCTGCTATAGTGGCTTTTGCTGATGAAGCAATTACAGCATCTGGCGCTACACGGATTGATGCTATTATAGCATAGAGATATTACATATTACAGGTCGAGAATAAGACCGAAAAGATTACTATGAGGGAACAGAATATGAGAGCAATGGTTAGTGGAGCAGAAATGTTTACTCCTGCCGTGGCGGATAGACTTTTTAGAGCCAATGGAGATATACAGGCTCTACGAACATATAGTTCGTATTTGCAGGAGGAGGACTGGGAGCAGATCGATAGCACTGTCCGTACTATTACAAAATCACGATTAACCGTGGTTGATGATATGCGTAATATGGGGCTGGTTAATCCTATTAATAATTTAGGAGTGCTATTGTCGAAATGGTATACCCAGAGTGATATCGGAGAGGCCACACAGAGCATGGATGGCCGAGTTCGTGGTGATAAATCAAAAATTGTGTATGACGTGAATTATCTCCCGATACCGATTACGCACGCTGATTTTCAAATTAATTGGAGAGATGCACTGGCACGTCAGAATGGTTCGGGTGCACCGCTTGATACAACCACGATAGCATTGTCTGCACGGCGTGTTGCGGAAAAATTAGAACACGTATTTTTAAATGGGAGTGACATTACCGTAAATGGTAATGACATACCCGGGTTCTTGAATCACACCAAAGTCATGACCGGATCGGTTACTGATGGCTGGGAGACCAGCGCCACTCGTGACATCGTACAGGATATAGTTGACATGAAACAGGATTTGGTTGACGCCGGATTCCCAGAAATGGGGCCGTACAATGTTTATGTCTCGTCCTTGTATTCACAATATCTTGATATTGATCTGAACGATTACAAAGACAAAACATACCGGAAACGAATCATGGAAATCACTGGTATTAATGATGTCAAAACAGCATCTAAAATACCACATTCTAATCAATCTGGTGAAGATAAAGATTACGTTCTGATGGTGTATATGGGGCGTGAAAACATTGTGATTGATCAGGCTGCTGATATACAAACTGTTGAATGGGGTGGCGAAGGTGGCTTCGTGAAAGATTACAAGGTTTTCTCAGCGATGACCTTGCGAATGATGCCGGACATGGACGACACACTTGGTGTCGTTGTTTATTCTGACAGTCCCGATACATAATAATGTTCTCCGTTGACAGGGGCGGGTTGAATTGCGCCCGTCTCTGTTTTTTTTAAAAACACAAAGATGAAAGGGCTAATTAATGAAAGTTAATGTTGAACTCAGGCCAAGGAGTGGGAAGCACACCATTAAAACCGGGGAGATTAGAAAAAGCTATTTTGCCGGTGATAGATTTGTAATCGATAAAGCGGTTGCAGATGCGTTTCCCTATAAATTTAGGATACTTAATACTGCTAAAGCTCCTGCGATCAAAACTGCTAAAGCTAAAAAGTAGATGCCGCGTATAATTGACAGCGAGGTTCGTCTTATCTGTTCGACCTCGGAAATTAATCTTTACAAATATATCAAGGCTGCCAACATATTTGTAACAACGAAGCTTGCAACATTGGGTTTGGCAGATGAGGTGCTTGCAGAGATTGAGGCGTGGGTCACCGCTCATTTGATTTGCATTGCAGGGAAGACGAATTTAAAGCCTACGAGCGGGAGAGGATTACACTCAACATATTACGGGAAAACAGCAATTATGCTTGATTACAGTGGAACATTAGAATCCGCCGGTAAAAAATCGGCAAGCTTCGTTGTTTACAAACCAACAATGGAAGCAGGGGATAGTCCAGATGAGATTTGATAAAGATGAAATAAAAATCAATATTGCATGGATGTTGTTGGGTGTTATTTTTACTGCTGGATTAACGATCGGTACAATAAAGGTTACCTTAAAAACCGTTTGTGAGGATATACACACGATTACCCGTGCTATAAAGAAAACAGAAATAATGTGCTATGAAAACCGAGGGCGAATCATTGCTATTGAAGCGACCCTTGATATGAAACATAACAAAAAGCCAAAGGAGGCTAAAGTTGAAGAATAAGAAACTGTTTACAATGCTGATGATTATATCAGTATTTCTGTTCATATTTGCCGTATCAGCGTGCGCGGCGCCCGTTGGTTTAACCGTGGGATCGTTGGGCGAGTGGTTTTCCATTGTGTTTACGTGGGGCCATATCGGTGAGATTTTGGCAGTTTTGTTTGCCATAATGATTGCCGTTACAGCGACGAAATACCAGAGGCTTGTAAAAGAAATTACTGATGTTTTTAGCGTGTATGTTGCGGGGAAAAAAGAAGATAGTCCGGGTGGTAAAAAATTTACAAAAGAAGAAAAAAGTCTGCTCTTTGATGAGATTATCGATGCCATAAAACAAATAATAGATACGTTTAGTGGCGGCCTTATATCAAAAGTTGGTTCGGCTTTTGCATGGGTGTTCAAAAAGGTATTCTAATGTGGTTCCTTTAATTGAAAAAAGTAATGTATTATTGGCAGCACTCGGTGATTATGGGCTGATTGAATATGCAACCGGTGAAAAAAACAACCCGGATATTTTGAGGTACTTTCATGAGATCGGGCAAACATGGGTACAGACGGATGAAACAGCGTGGTGTAGTGCATTTGTAAATTATTTTTGTAAACATACCGGAAGAGAATATTCTGGTATGTTAAATGCCCGATCTTGGTTAGATGTTGGATATCATGTAAAAAAACCTGAACTTGGTGATGTAGTGGTTTTATGGAGAGAACATCCGGAAAGCTGGAAGGGGCATGTTGGATTTTTTATAGCACATAGAGGCCGTCAGATTTATATGCTTGGAGGGAACCAGAATAATAGTGTATGTATTCAGCCTTTTCCAGAACATCGATTGTTAGATTATAGGAGAGTATGATGCGATTACTTGTCAGTATAGATAAATTATGTTCAGAATTAAATGCTAATTATTCCGGGCTCACTGCTGCTCAAAAAAATGAATATAGAGATTATATCATACAAGCTGGCATGGCGTTTCAGGCCGCCATACATAGAGACATCTCGCTGCATACTGGAACGATACGATATTTTAATGGTAATGGTAGTAACATGCTAACATTGCCACATTACCCTATAATTAGCAACGAGTCAGCCATTAAAATCTATGTTGATAGCAACCGTGTTTTTGGTACCTCTACAAAAATTAATTCGTCAAATTTATTTGTAAATCAGCGCAGTGGCATTATAATTATATTATCTGGTGTTTTTACTGCTGGCACCAAAAATATTAAAGTTGAGTATTCAAGGGGCTTCTCTGTATTTGAAATACTGGCAAATGGCAATAATTACATAGACGTAAATGAGGGTAGTGGTGCTATTGCTGTCAACATTACAGAGGGTGACTATACTGGCGCTGAACTGGCTGCAGTTATACAACAGGCGTTAAATGGCAATGCAAGTTTATCAAGCATGTATGCTGTTGTATATAATAAACAAACTTTTAAATTTACTATTTCGGCGAGCGGTAACTTCTCATTACTGTGGAGTACGGGGACAGATGCCGCAAAAACAATCGGTAATACGATTGGATTTAATGTGTCTGCTGATGACAGCGAGGCATCTGAATATGAAGCGGATTATTCCCGTTCAGGGATTCCTGCTGATGCAGAAAAGGCCATATTACAACTTGCCTCCATATTTTATCTGGACTCAAAATCAGGGGAGGCACGGCTTGGCATTGAGAGCAAAGAGACCGGACATGGGGGTGTAACAACAAAATACGAGAAAAAATATTGGCCTCTGTTTGTTTACGAAGTTATTAAATTATATAAATATGATGCAGATAGAAGGAATGCTGATTTATGACAACCCATGATAATTTTAGTTTTGTAGCTGGTGCCTTAAATAGATTCGCAGAAGACACCTTTAATTATGGGTCGTTGAAGATTGTTGCATTGATTCTTGGTGATATAAAAAAGAAAGCTGTGTCAAAATATATGCGATCCGGCAGGGCCAGAAATCAGCCGCCTATTCCCGGCAAATTGACAGTGCGGAGCAGGGCTCTGGCTGAAGCTGTCTTGGGAACAGGGCAGAATCGGGATGCACATATTGAGTCTGTGTGGCTGGATTCAAAAGGTGCGGCTGGTAAAGTTGGCGTAAAAAAAACAGGGTCTTTGCCATATCCGGTCATTCATGAATACGGTGGCATTATCCGGGCAAAAAGGGCTCCATATCTTGTTTTTAAATTATGGAATGGAACAGTAATAAAAACAAAACAGGTAACAATGCCTGAACGTTCGTATATACGGGCAGCACACAATAATATAATTAGCTCCGGTATGCCGAAGAAGCGGCTTGATCAGGTTGCGCGTGAAATGATAAGGAAGCATAATTTAAAATGACAATTACAAGAAAACAAATAACCATTCTTGAATATATCAGGGATACGATTCTTGTTAAAATAAATGGCAAAGACCCGTATTATAATACTATAATATCATCGAATGTATACGGGGATACAATAGATTACACGGAGCTTGGGGATGGAAAGTTTCCGGCATTGTTTATTGTCGATGCTGGAGATACGGCTTTAAAAATGTACAATACGTCATTAGGTTTAACTACGGCAGATGATGATAGCAGTAAGGTCGATTCTGGTTGGCCGATAACAATTTTAGGCGTTCTGAAAGAGTCGGATATTGATTACAGTAAAACAGGGAGCATGCAATCAGCATTAATATATCTACAGGGTGATATTATGCTTGCAATGGCAACCGACAGCAGTTTGGGTGGAAATTGTAATATTGCCGTACCCGCGGCGTTTGTCAAACGCATGCCGACAGAGGATCACCCGTTTGGAACTACTGGGGTGCTGTTTTCAGTGTCCTATGATTTTAATCCTTTTGCAACTAAGCCGGTAATATAGATGACACAACAAGAACTGAAAAAAGGTCAACGATTTGAATGTTCCGTTTGCGGGGGATTATTAGGCATTGTGGATGATGCCGGATGTTTGCAGGCTAAAAGCAGACATGCACCAGAGGAGATTTTATTAAAAACTGGATATATATGTTGCAACTGGTTAAAGAATAAAACAACACAAGAATATTGCACGGCGAAATATAAAATATCGAACCCGAAGCAGGGTCTTTTAATTGCGGAAATGATAAGGAGATAAAATCATGAGTGGTTTAGGCGTACAGGCACAGGGAGCTATAGGTGTTGAGTCAACATATGGTACTGCTGTTACGGTGACTGATCGGCTTCCCCTTAAATCAGAAGATTTCAATAAAGAATTTGAACGGCTGACAGACGAAGTTTTACAGGCACACGCCTCAGCAGAAACATCGTATCAGGGTACAGCTTCAATCACTGGATCAATTCCACTGGAAATGAACTACACGGAAATATCCGATTCCGATCCGTTTAGCATGGACACCATTCTGGCTCTTGCGTTGGGGGCCTGTAAATGGGATAGTGCAAACACAGTGAATCAAATAACATTGGATGACGCGTGCTCGGAACACGCGACGATTTTGATAGACAGAGATACTTCTTTGTGGGAGGTTGTGTCTGCAAAAATCGATACACTTGATTTGTCTGTTTCTGTTAACAGCAAACTCGAAGTTACTGCGGGTTTCAAAGCATACGATTTTTTGAATAGCGGACTTGAAAATAATCAGGCCGGTATGGATGGACTGTCAATATGTACCCCGATGGCGATACTGGGATCACATTTAGAGTTTTATCTTGCATCAGATTTTACAAATGCATTGGCAACAGGAGATAAAATAAGTATTGAAGAATTGAAAATATCGATTAAACGGAATTTATCAGACAATCAGTATGCTACTCCTGCTACGGGACACACAAAATCACAATTAACATTGGAGCATTTGCCGAACGGCCCATTCGAGGTTTCTGTCGAAATCAAAGTACCGCGATACTCTGCGGATACATATCACAATTACAAGTTGAATGATACAATGCTGCAGGCTATGGCAGTTTTCACGCACCCTACGACTGCTGATTATTTTAAAATTTTCCTGCCGCATCTCAGGGTCTCTGATGCGACTTCTCCGGTGGAAGGAAAAGGCATGATACAGCAAAATGTGTCGATGATAGCACACCGTAGGGATACAGACAATAATGTAATGAAGTTCGCGGATGGTTCTACTGCAATCAATGAGCCGATTGCGTTTGAATTAGACAATGATAGAACAGCCGTTATATTATAATAAGGTAAAACAATGACTATACAAGAAACAATTGGTAAGGGGGTAAAAGCAAAGGCAGCGTTACGCATTGGTTCGGGCCGTGGAATGATAAATGCCGCTTATCCGACACTAACATCTGGACAAGATTTGACACAAGTTGGCACTGTCAGCTCAACTGATCTGAACGGAGCCCGTAGCGTGGCTATCGCTGGCAATTATGCATATGTAACAGCAGCCAATGCCGATGCATTAACAGTTGTTGACATCTCAACGCCAAGCAGTCCGACACAA